TTCAAAGCAAAGTCTCTCTCTACTATGATGGACAAGTGTACTGAGGCGAAATATCGCTTTGGTCTCACAGGAACACTGGATGGTACGGAAACTAACAAATTGGTGTTAGAAGGTTTATTCGGGCCGACTTTTACGGTGACTAGCACCGTGAAATTACAGAAAAGTAAACAGCTTGCCGATCTTGATATATCTATTCTCTTATTGCGCTACCATAGTGATGCGTGTAATATGATAAAAGATATGAAGTATCAAGATGAACTGGATTACATCGTCCAATATGAACCACGTAATAAGTTTATAAGTAAGCTTGCAATAGACCAAAAAGGAAATACCTTAGTCATGTTCCAATTCGTTGAGAAACATGGTAAGGTATTGTATGAGATGATCAGGAGCATGGTCGGAGAAGATCGTAAAGTATTTTATGTCTCCGGTGAAGTAGGTGCTGCTGATCGTGAACAAATAAGAGGGATTGTAGAAACTCAGAATGATTCAATTATTGTTGCTTCTCTCGGTACTTTCAGCACTGGCATCAACATCCGCAATTTGCATAATATTATATTCGCGACCCCATCTAAGTCCCAAGTCAAGGTACTACAATCAATTGGAAGGGGCCTTCGTCAGTCTGACGATGGTAGGACTACTAAGCTTTTCGATGTTGCTGATGACCTCCATGTGGGCAGCCATAAGAATTTTACTCTGAAACATAGTGCCGAAAGGATTAAGATATATACTAAGGAAGGATTTTCCTACAAGATATATCCCATTGACCTTAAACCTATAAAGGGATTATATGATGATACAGTCTTCGATCAAACAACTTAAACTGTCTACCGGTGAAGAGGTTATTTGTGACGTATTAGATGAGCAAGTTGATTCTATAGCAGTAAGAAATTGTCTTACCCTTGAGGATAGAATGGGTTCGGATGGTCAGAGATATTTTGTCTTCCGTAGTTTGATGACGTACCAAGACAGTCCATTGGATGTTATATTATTGATGAACAGTAAGGTTGTTGCTTTATGTACACCTTCTAAAGATATGCTTCAACAGTACGCAATAGCAGTTGACTCGATGAATTCGTATAGCACTGTTACTGATGATGACCTTCAAGATGATATGACTGACGAAGAGTGGTTCAATCATATGGAGAACTACTCACTGATTGATTCTGATACTTCAGGACTAGTGAAACATTAGCTATATTCTCCCCTCCGGACAACAAGTAGATTATACACTATAAACGACGCCGTGTCAAGTTTTATTTTTATTATATGAGATTATGTTATGAAAGTTGGTTTTACCGCCTCCACCTTTGATTTATTACACGCTGGCCACATATCAATGTTACGCGAAGCGAAAACACAATGTGATTACCTCATTTGTGCTATACAAGTAGACCCCTCCAAAGACAGAGAAAATAAAAACTCTCCTGTACAAACATTAGTCGAAAGACACACACAACTCTCCGCAGTTAAGTACGTTGACGAAATCATTCCCTATCAGACAGAAACAGACCTAGAAGACATTCTCAAGATGGTTGATATTGATGTACGAATTATCGGTAGTGAGTATAAAGACAAGACCTTCACTGGACGTGCGACTTGTGCCGCACGGGGTATAGAGATATACTTTAATAGGAGAGACCATCGTTTCTCCACTAGTGACCTACGTAAACGAGTCGCTATGAAAGACCCATTGATTGGTATGAAAGATGGTATTAACCCTTGACACCCTGCCGGGTCTCGTGTATAATACGTGTATTGTTAATAGGAATATATGAATGAAACCAAAAGAAAAACCACATTACGTCAATAACAGAGAGTTCTCTGAGTCTGTAGTAGATTATTGTACGCAAGTAAAATATGCCAAGGATAAGGGTGAATCTATTCCGGTGGTCACTGATTACATTGCTAAATGTTTCCTACGCATATCAGAAGGTCTATCACACAAAGCAAACTTTGTCCGTTACACTTACCGTGAAGAAATGGTAATGGATGCGGTAGAGAACTGTCTTAAAGCAATTGAAAACTATGATATTGAAGCTGCCACTCGTTCTGGTAAACCGAACGCGTTCGCATACTTCACTCAGATATCTTGGTATGCGTTTCTACGACGAATCCAAAAAGAGAAGAAGCAACAAGATATTAAGATGAAGTTCATATCCGAAGCGGGTATAGACCAATTCGTTGATAGCAATAACAATGATTCTTACAATGGTGGTTCCGTCATGGATTCCCCATCCACTTTAGTCGACACTCTGCGCCTGCGTATTGACACCGTCAAATCTGCGGATCAAGAGTTTAAGATTTACGCAAAAGAAGAAAAGAAAATGCGTAAACGACGTGCGGTACATGTTGACTCAGACCTCTCAGATTTCTTTGATTAAAGTACTTGACAGTACGCGGTCAATCTGATATAATGGCTTCTAGATTACACACATGTCACATGAGTGTGTCTTATATTGTACAATGTATATTTAATGAAACATATTTGAGAGGTTATTAGAATTGTTAATCGCAATACTGAATGATACACACTGTGGTGTCAGGAATTCTTCGGACATCTTTATGGAGTATCAGGAAAGATTCTACTCGGATGTATTTTTCCCATACTTACAAGAACACGGCATCTCCCAGATTCTCCATTTGGGAGATTACTATGATAACCGTAAAACTATCAACATCAAAGCTCTGAATCATAATAGACGCATCTTCCTTGATCGATTGCGGGAACTTGGTATCACTATGGATATCATCCCAGGCAACCATGATACTTATTTTAAAAACACCAATCGTCTCAATTCGTTGAAGGAGTTGATGGGTCACTATATGAATGAGATTAATATAGTTGAAGAACCTATTGACATGAAGTACGGTGATACAACTATCGCGCTTGTCCCTTGGATTAATCCTGAGAATGAGAAAAATATACTTAAATTCCTTGCGAACACTAAGTCTAGTATTTGCGGTGGTCACTTCGAGTTGGCTGGGTTTGAGATGGATAAGGGTCTTATGTGTCAGCATGGTATGAATCCTGCTCCACTACAACGCTTTGACTTAGTAATGTCAGGTCACTTTCATACCAAGTCTAACAACGGGCATATCCATTACTTGGGTGCTCAGATGGAATTCTTCTGGAATGATGCGCATGACCCCAAATACTTCCATATATTTGATACTGATACTGGTAAGTTAACTCCTGTACAGAACCCCATGACACTATACCACAAGTTACATTATAATGAGGACACAGTAAATCACTTCGAAGATTTGTCTTACCTCGATAATAAGTTTGTGAAAGTGATGGTGGCAAATCGTACTGACATGAAAAAGTTCGAACGATTCATCGACCGCATCAACAACCAAAAGATTTATGAGTTGAAGATTGCTGAAGACTTCAAAGAATTCCGTGGAGAAAACGTCGATGATGCTGATATAACTATTGACGATACCGAAACTTTAGTGTATAATTATATCCAAGATGTAGATACTGACTTAGATAAAGATCGCATTAAGTCTGTATTGGGTGAATTAATGATTGAGGCACAGAGCGTAGAAATAGTATGATTAAGTTTCAAACACTTAAATGGAAGAATTTTCTTTCGACGGGTAACTACTTTAATGAGATTGATTTATTAAAAGCGTCTACCAATCTAGTTGTTGGTCAGAATGGTGCGGGTAAATCTACTATGCTGGACGCACTGTCGTTTGCGTTGTTCGGTAAACCCCACCGTAAAATTACCAAGAATCAGTTGATTAACACAATCAATAATAAAGATTGTTCTGTTGAAGTACAGTTCTCCGTAAATGGTATGGAGTATCGTGTCGTCCGTGGTATCAAACCAGCCAAGTTTGAAATCTGGAAGGATGATGTTATGATTAACCAGAGTTCACACGCTAGGGAATATCAGGAAATTCTTGAGAAGAACGTTTTACAAATGTCTCATAAGAGTTTTCACCAGATTGTGGTTCTCGGTTCGTCTTCGTTTGTTCCATTTATGCAACTTAACTCTACCAGTCGTCGTGATGTTATCGAAGACCTTTTGGATATTAACATCTTCTCTAAGATGAACACCATTCTAAAAGAAAAGATATCTCACCTTAAAACTGAGATTGAAGGTAATTCTCACCAGATAGAAGTCGTTAAGACTAAGATTTCTGCTCAGAGAAAATATATCCGTGATCTGACAGCCATTAACACTGCGCATCGTAAAGAGAAAGAGTCTCATATTATTGAGTTACAGGACGAGATTCGAATTATTAATGATAACAATTCGGTACTATCTAAAACTGTAAACGCTTTACTGCCGACTGTTACTACACAATTAGCGTCTATACGTGGAAATAAACAGCAACTAGACCAGTACTATGCTCAGTTTAATGCCCAAGTAAAGACTGTAGTTAAGGATGCTAAGTTCTTTGATGAGAACGAACACTGTCCTACATGTGACCAAGATATTGCGGAAGACTTGCGCACATCTAAGAAGGACGCTGCTACATCCAAGGCGAAAGAACTAAAACATGCTATGGATAAGGCGAAAGAAAAACTGACTGAATATCAGTCGGAAATTGATTCTCTAGAAGAACAGTTACAGTTGTGTATGAATGACCAGAATAAACTTCATCACAATCAGCAGACTATTGAAAGACTTCACCGTGATATCGACCGTATCCGTGTTGATATGGATGGTATGGTAGATAGTGATGGTGACCAGAGTCAGGCCAACAGAGACCTAGAAACCCTCGAAGGAGAGAGTCATTCTCTTACCGATACCAAGTATGTGTTGAGCGAGAAGTCTGCTTACAATAGAATTGCGAGTGAACTACTGCGTGATACTGGTATCAAGACTAAAATTATTAAGCAATATATTCCAGTAATCAATCAGTTAACGAACCAGTACCTCCAAATATTGGACTTCTTCGTTCACTTTGAACTGGATGAAAGTTTTAACGAGACTATTCGGTCACGTTATCGTGATGCGTTTTCTTACGACTCATTCTCTGAGGGCGAGAAACAGCGCATCGATTTATCTCTGTTATTCACTTGGCGTACCATTGCTAAGATGAAGAACTCGGTGTCGACTAACTTGTTGGTACTAGATGAGACGTTTGACTCGTCACTTGACGGTGAGGGTGTAGATAACCTAATGAAGATTATCGAAACCCTGAAAGAGGACACTAACGTGTTCGTTATATCACACAAGGCTGAACTTGAGGATGCTCACTTCGAACGTAAGTTGACATTCTATAAAGACAAAAACTTCAGTAAAATGAAAGAAATTACTTGACACTCACCCCCATTTAATATATAATGGCTACATCTTGAACGAGGAAACATTCAATGGAATTAACTAGTAGAACAATCGACATCTTGCGAAACTTCGCAAACATTAACCCCAACATCGTTGTCGCTAAAGGCAACATTTTAAAAACTATGTCAATCAAGAAGAACTTGGTTGTAACTGCTGTAATAGAAGAGTCTTTCCCGACTGACTTTGGTATCTATGATTTGTCTGAGTTTTTGTCAGTACTAAATCTTGTAGACAATCCAAGAATCGAGTTCGATGAAAAGAACTGTTCTATACGGGATGGAAGCGGACTATCTTCAGTCAAGTATTTCTATTGCGACCCAGAAATGCTGACGGCACCTAAGAAAGATATTCAGATGCCAGATGCTGAAGTCAAGTTCGTTCTCACTAACGATACTTTGTCTAAAATCAAACGTGCCGCCTCAGCGCTAGGTCACGAAGAGATTAATATACGACCAAGTAATGGTGCTATTGAGATCGTCGTCGACGGTAAGTCCAAGACATCCCAATCATCTAATTCATTCTCAATTACCGTAGAGGGTACGTACCCCGAAGGTTCTGAGTTTAATTATGTTATTGGTGTGAATAACCTTAAATTGATTGGTGAAGACTACGAGGTTGGTGTGAGCAATCGTCTCATTTCTAAATTCAAGTCTCTTCAATCAGAAATCGAATACTTTATTGCAGTAGAAAATTCATCAACAGGAGCAAAATAATGACCCCAGAACAAGCACAACTTAATGATTTAGCAAACCGCGTAGCACGTTCGTGTATCGCAGTTATTGATACCATCGTAACCCGTGGTGCCTTTAAAGGTGAAGAACTCACCACTATCGGTCAACTACGTGACCAAGGTGTTCAAGTAGTCGCGTTGTATGAGCGTATTGCTCAAGCAGCCGCAGCTGCCGCTATCGAAGAATCCAGCAGTAAACCTGCTAAGAAATAATTTGTAACCCTTTTGATGGTGTGGGCAATATTTCTTTGCCCCCATTGATTTGATTGAATATATGTTTATTATGATCACCCCACACCATCACTTTTATTGGAGTAAAATATGTTTGACCCGTTTTTAACTGACGTGACATTTCATCTCAGAGAACGTGATGACTCTATAGGTGGAGACAACCCATTTGTTTGGGTGCGCAAAAATCTATCTGAACTGATCGGTGGTAAACGTGTAGTAATCTTCGGACTGCCAGGCGCATTTACTCCTACGTGTTCTAACGAACAGTTACCTTCTTACGAACATATGTACCAAGAGTTTATGGACTTAGGTATTGATGAAATATATTGTACATCTGTCAATGATGCCTTCAGTATGTTTCAGTGGGCAGAAAAGTTAGGTATCAAGAATATTAAGATGTTACCAGATGGTAATGGTGACTTTGCTCTCAGTCTTGGAATGTCTGTATCTAAACGTAATCTAGGATTTGGTGAACGTTCTTGGAGATATTCTATGGTAGTTAATGACATGGTTGTCACGAATTTCTTACCTGAAGATGGTTGTATGGATGACTGTCCACTTGACCCGTACAGTGTTTCTTCTCCCGAGAATCTAGTAGATGTTTTGAGAAATAGTTGTTTAAACTAAATCCCTATATAGCTAAAGAAGCTGCGATACATGTGTTGACGGGGGCGATGATAAATTACCCCCTCAACATTTTCTTTTTGTGGTTGATTGTAGGTGAGTGGGAGATAACCAGTCCGTTCTGGATTTCTAACATAATTACTTGTTGGTTTTCTGTTGTCGCATTTACTCGAATATACATAGTGCGTCATTATAGTGAAAAAAGAAGAAATGACTGATTATTTAAAAGATCGTACTAAATACACATATGACGAGTTAGAGGCAATATCTTTCCCCTATCTAGAAACACGAAAGATAACTGAAGGCTATATGAAACCTCAAACCAGATTATTTCAGTTCTGGTATGGTGTTCAGAAGTTAACTAACTTTAAGAGTATTGCTGAGATAGGATTTAACGCAGGACATAGTAGTAATTTGCTACTCACTTTGTTTCCTAATCTTAAAGTACATTCTTACGACATAGGGTTTCATGATTACACCGAACCTAATGCCGTGTTAACTAAAGAACTATTTGGTGATAGATTTGAATTCACTAAAATAGATTCATTGACAATGACTGTAGACAACTTTCCTAAAGGTCTAGACGTGGTATTTGTTGATGGTGGTCATAGTAAAGAATGTGCTATGAACGACCTTAATTTATGTCATCAACTTAAAGTACCTTTTATAGTCCTAGACGACACTGAAACTGATTCTGTCGCTAGTACGTTTAGAAAGTTTAATGCTGAACACGACGGTCTATATTCTATTGTAAACTACTGTAGGTACTTTCCTAGTAAAGGGCCTGCTAAAACGGAAAACCATAATGCTAAAGTAACTCTCATACGGCGTAACGATGTTTAAATTTTTAAGAGGAATAACCTCAACACCAATGACCGATGCAGACCCCGACGATATTACCGTCGAGAATGCTTACAAGACTCGTTGGGTTTGGTATCACACAATACTAGCGATAGAAATCTTTACGACTAATATGTTACTACTTGCTATACTGGTAACATTGATAGTTAAACTCTGACTATATACTAATAGTTAGAAAGTAAATGCCGCCTTAGCTCATTTGGTAGAGCAGCGCACTTGTAA